TATCAACTTCATAATCCCCATACAGGCAACAAACATAGTTGCCGCGCTTTTTTTCAATGTGCTGGCATTGAATTGAGCAGCGAGAAGGGTCTTTGTCATTAACCTTAATTTCAGTCTTATTATATAAAACCATCTCAACCTCTCATCATCGGGTCAATAACCAAAGCCATCCAAGCTCCAAATAGACCTGTTAATATTAAACCAATTGCTAAAATAATAAATTGTTTCATTTAGAATCTAAACCCTTTATAAACTCAGATATTTTGTAATAGTATGATGGACGATTGTATCTTGAACCATCGTCACTTATGACTTCCTGAAGCAAGCCAAGCGCAATTCTTAAATTATCCTCGTTGTATATTTTATTAACAATTGCAATTCCAGTTTTTTGCGTCAGTGTTTTATTATATTCCTGAGTCGATAGAAAAATAATTGGATTCTCACTCATAATTCCCTCTCCTTGTTACTTTTTAAAGTAGTATTCTCGCTTGATTCGTTACTTTTTAGAGTAGCGATTATTTCAGCGTGTTTAGTTTGAAATTCTCTGGCTAAATAAATAGTAGTCGCAGCCTCATTCACAGCCTCATAAGAATTGGCGGCAAAAGTAATGCTCGAAAAAGCCTGAATGATTTTATTCTGCTCTCGCGCAAAAGCTCTTAGCTTGGTGAGTTCTTCAAAGTGTTTCTTAGCTGCTCTATGCCAAACACTAGCTTCTGAGACATAATGATCTAAGCCATCATTTAGTAAGCCAATCTTTTTATCTTTCTCGGCTAACTCTTTCATGCTTGATAGCTTGGCTGCATTGTAGCCATCTATGTAGGCATACTCCAGATCATCAGTTCTTGAGTTATATTCAATTTCTTCAGCTGCTTGATACGCATAAGAGGAGGCTTCGTGCTGCAGAAGCTTTTGATTACTCGCCTGTGACATCATCCATTCAGCGCAAGCGAGCCATGTTTCATAAGCTGGCCCCTCTGGAAGAGGCTTATCACCATCCTGATCGGTTCCCCATACTTGAAACGCTTCTTTTATTTTATCTTGATTCATTTTGTATCCTTTTAAATTCCGTCCAGAAACGGGCGCTTTTTGTCACTTACCGTCTGGATTATAATCTCGTTTCAAAAAGTGACATAAGCCCTGTGAACACAATCAACGCCCATAAGGCTATGTCGATAAGCTCTTTAATCATTTTTGAAGCCCAACTCTTTGGACAAAACAGAGAGAAATGGATAGGGGCCTGCCTGTGAACTCTTGATAGCTGCCAAATAATACGCATTGGCAAGTTGGCTTGAGGTAATCTCAATCTTCTCTTCTTGTATTTCCCAATCGTCGGCGAGAATGTCCTGGTATGGAAAGTAGTAACAAGACCCCATTGTTTCGGTTATTAGAATGTAGCATTCTGCATCTTTTCTCTTGATTGGCTTTCCGCTGCGAACTGCTTTAATTAAATCCATTACTCAACCCCTGGTGACAAAAGCTCTCTTGTCTTTGAATACGGGGCAGCCGCACGAGTAATTGGCTCAACATTGTCTAACGTAACCGGCTCACCAGACTTTTTTCTGTATCCAAACTCTATTGATTTTTCTGCTTCATAAATAACCCTTCTGCGCTCATCCTCAATAATTGCCTCTATGATTTCATTTTTATCAACGCCAAACTTCTTACATAGAAAACCAACGTATTTAGCAGGGATTTTTGCAAGCCCTCTCTCTATGTTGGACACATATTGTCCATTCTTCATGCCAAGCATTTGAGTTAGTTCGGCTTGTGATAATTTATTTTCAATCCTTATCTTTCTAATTACTCCAGCGCTTCCAATATAATTAACCATTATGCCCCCATTAGTCTCTTGATTAAGTCACCAGCCTGCTTACTTGTTAGCTGTGTGGTTGGTAGTGGGACATTCTTTTCTTTTGACAGCTTTATAATTAGATCGCGCTGTTTTTCACTCATTGGAAATTCTTGCCCACCAGAGTGCCTAGGCTTTTCTTCTTCCACCGTTCTTTGTTCTTCTTCATCCGTAGATTCGAGGGTAAAGTTTTTGAGATAAACATATTTAGTGGCCATGGAAACGGCCTTGCCAACTGCCTTGTCGCTGTTGTCAATCGCATAGGCAAATGATTTACACTCTTCTCTTTCAGTAGGATTTTCAGCATTAACAAATGAAACCGTAAGCCATACGCGGGCGAGGTAATCCACTTTAAAGTAAGTTCCTTCTGCGTCCTTCATCTCTCTTTCATTTCTCACAAGTTCGCAATTATCTACATTAACCTTGCACCAGATTTTTTCCTTAACTAGCTCTGGGTGAATCAGTGCTGCAACATCATCATGGCTAACAGCTTTATAGGCTTTGCTATTTTTACCAGTTGATACAGTGGCACCCTTAAAAACAGAATTCACTCTCGCCATAATGTTAATCATTTTCATTTGTAGGTTTGCGCTCACAAAATCCCCTCTAGCCACATTGAATTTTCTTTATGGCATTGTTTACATATGTCTTTTGTTGTTCTTGATGTGTCTTTGACTAAATATTTCTGAGTCTCAGCTTCTTTTTTGCAGTAATCACAAGGCGGGAAAGCATCTGGCTCATGCTCTTCTGCCAAGAATTGCTTAAGTACTTCATCCATGTTTTTGCATATTGAAAAGTTACTCATATCATTTCCCCCCACGCCTCATTGGCTTCTTGGATAATTGATTTAAAGCGATTAATTGCGGGATGAATCTTCTCCTGATCTCTGCTTAACTGTAGAATACTGGCAACTGCCTCCATTGGTGTCTCTGCCTCCATAGCATCGCATAGGCTTTGAAGTATTATCGCAGCGTCCATGGGGTTAGATTCTGGTCGTATCTGCATAGACATAAACAGAGCTTGCAGCATTTTAGTTCTCGGATTCATAAGATTCTCCTGAATACATAAATAGATAAAATAAGTAAGTCACCACAGATATTCTAACAATCACGCTATGTGGCTCAATCGTGATAGAAAAAAGCAGGATTAAAGCCACCCACCTTTTAGTTCTTTGATTCATCTGCGCCCCCGAGAGTTGATAATTCTATTTGTAATCTTTCTTTCTGGTTTACCCCAATTTCTTCATTCATTTCATGCACAAGTAGCTGCGCTTCTGCTTCTCTCTTGAATAATTTACTAATGGGTATATAGCCTCTTATTCCCTTAAATATCTGAATGACTCTAAATTTACCGTCACCGCTCGAAAGATAACTAAAGCAATACTCAATCCCATCGTGACTAAGATTTTTTTTCATTCGCACTCCTTATAGCCAACTCTTCACCTATTAAAAGAGTTGTCTCCAGCCAAAGTTCATAATCCTTACTCCGATCTGCTATATTTTTAACATCTTCTTTGGACTGCTCAAGCATCCGAAGCAGTTGTTCACGCGATTGCTGCCTCAAGAATTTTTTAGCTTGCTCATGATTTTTTTTCATTTCTTTTCCTTTTTTTCAAGAATTTTTCTGGCGATTTCTCGAATCTCATCTTCAACTTCTAATGTGATTTTTTTTGTTTTAGTCGGTGTGCAATACTGACAAGTCCACCCCGTAACGATAAACTCATTACATTTAGGACATTGGTCGTTTGCTATGTGGGATAAATCTGAAAGCATCTGGCGCTGCCTTTGTTGTTTTTGTGTGTAGTTATTTACTTAACTTTTTTTGTTTTGTAAACCAATCGGCTATTATTTTCCTAACTCCCATAGATGCGTTTCCATTTCCGACCCTTAAAAGGGTCTCAATGTCATGCTTCTCGAGGGTTATTGTAATTCTCTTGGCTTTTGTGGGTAGGTTCCCTATCCCTTTACGGCTCATAAGTCTCCTTTGTTTTTGTCGGCTAATGCTTTAAGTATTCCGGAGGCTTGGTTTTCCAAGATTTCCTGCATCTCTTCTTTTGTAACACAGTCTGAACAGAGGCCCTTGAACTTGTGATGACAGCTAACTGAGCCATGAATAGAGCGACTAAGTCCTGCGGTTTGCTTCCCGCAGCGCGGGCAGTTATTATAAACAATTGAAATTTTTCTACGACTCATAATCCCTCTTTGTTGCGTTAAAGTAATCATACCACTTTTCGAGCAACGCAGGGTAAAAATCAACCAATCATGTAATAAATTTAGACTAGGCGCGTAAGTATATGATTTACTTAGGCTTCTTTTTAGGCTTATTTAGATAAGCGTCAACTGCTTTACGGATGCCCTTGGTAAAGCTCCCGTTTCCCTTAAGGATAAGGCGATAATACTCAACATCAGAAAGCCTGATAGAATACCTCTTTTTAGTCTCTTCTTGCTTAGGTCTCATAAAACAATGCTAGTCAGGTTTAAAGTATTTTGAAAAGCGCTTTATTTGCCCCAGAATTAAAGGATGAGCATCCCGAGGCATATTACAGTGATGGGCGACAAAATAGCTGTAAAGCAATCCTTGAAGGAAATAGCCAGCTTTGAAGATAAAGATCATGAAGTTCTTGGGCTGGCATTCATTCTGGAAGATTTAATATGGATAAAGAAAGACCTTCCACCTATGTCAAAGCCTAAAGTTCTAGTTCATGAAATAACCCATATTGCAATGCACAAGAATGGAATAGATCAATACCTCACCAAAGAGCAGCAAGAGATTATCTGCCAGATGGTGTCGCAGCTTTACTTTGAATTAAAGAGGCAGGGTATTTAGGTGGGCCAGGTAATCTTTTTAAAGCCTCACACTATACCCAGAGAAGAAGAAATAAGACGAGCGGAACTTCAGTATTTCTTATGCAGTGCAAGAATTGGCATGGAGAATAGGATCATTAATATGCCCGATTACTGGAAGTCACTCGAAAGGCAGAAGCACTTTAATTATCTTAGAGATAAAATATGTATAGCAAAAGAAGAACAATCTAATATTTAGATAGCTATATATAATAATTCTAAAGCAACTATATAATTTATAGATAAGTCTAAACGGGGCAAAATGCCCTATTCTTATTTTGTACCGGAGGGAGGGAGTGTGGCCCCTGGTCGGCAAGCAACACCGGAAAGCAAGCAAGCCGAATAAATCCACGCTGGTCGAGCTTTATACTGAAGCTAGATTAAAGAACCAGCTCATCTGGTCGCTGCTGATAAATAATCTGTGCAGAAAGAAAACTATGCCACAAGCCCTAAAGAGGGATAAGAGCTTACACTTGAAGGCATACGAGAAGAAAATACCCAATGTAACGGTTGAGCTTATAATTGTGAGGCTTAACAGGTATTCTGGCCTCGCTTTGCCAAAAGCTAGATTAAATTAAAAGAGGAGATGCAAATGGAAATTATAAAGCTAAAGAAAAAAGGAACACCAGAAAGCATAAGAACAATTAAGCAGGGTGGAGTTGGCTTTCTAACTAAGTCGGGAATAGAGAGCAATTACACTAGCAGTCATCAATTCTTTAAAAGAAAAGCTGATGATATGAATAATTCATTAATAGTAACCAGAAACGCAAAGAGAATACTCAACCATAAAGGCACAACGGAAAAGCAAAAGAAGGTTGCAGAAGATTACTTAAAAAGAAATAGCCAATCAGCCGCAAAGATTATTAATTCTATAACTGTTACAATGTCTCGATACCACAAAGACTTTTAGCTTTACATTTTTTAAACTTTGATTTATTAGATTCTCAAGCTCGCCAGGCAATCAATTACATTATAGGGAATTAAAAACTCCCTTATCAGGCCCCTTAAGTTTCCTCTGGCGAGCTTGGCTTAAGGGGTCTCCATTTAGGAGAGTTATGAGATACGTTGAAGAAATTATTAATGACTTTAGTGTGCTACTTAATGACATTGTGGCGCTAGGAGATGATGACTACATTTTCATCTCTAACACAGTAAAAGAGATGCTCTATCAACACTCTCCTCTATATGGGAATCCAGTTGATTGTGTTGTATGGGTAAAAAGCGAAAAGGTTGTTGCGAACGATTACAACCCTAACACTGTTGCTGCGCCAGAAATGAAGTTGCTTGAAATTTCAATCTCGGAAGATGGCTACACTCAGCCAATTGTTACGTTCCCAGAAAATGACGCACTTACTGTTATTGATGGCTTTCATAGAAATAGAGTAGGCAAAGAGAGTGAGCTTGTTCGTTCAATGGTTAAGGGATATTTACCAGTGGTGAGAATAAAGCCAGAGAAGCAGGGTAAAGATACTCGAATCGCTTCAACGATTAGACATAACAGAGCCAGGGGTAAGCATAGGGTAGATGCCATGTCTGATATTGTACTGGAGCTTAAAAATAGAAATTGGACAAACGCAAGAATTTCTAAAGAACTCGGGATGGAAGAGGATGAAATCTTAAGGTTGTGTCAAATTACTGGCTTGGCAAATCTTTTTTCAGATGAAGAATTTTCTAGAAGTTGGGATATTGAGGGTTCGAGTAGTGAAGATATTAAATTTGAGCAAATAGACGACTCAAGAATTGGACTAGACGATGAGGGCGTGGTTACCCAAAACACTTCTGATCCTAACCGCGTGTTTCATACTTATGATAAATGGGAGTGTTATAGGGCTGGGTTCTATGCCACACATAAGGACGGAATGAAAAAATCAGAATGTGAGCAGTTTTATGCGGAGTTCCTCGGCGATCTTGGCAGATTTGAAAGAGCATTAATTGGCGTGACCACAGAGTGGGTTAATAGTTGTGAGCACTATTTAACAAATGCTGCGCTTAATAGGATTGCCTGGTTGGGTCAAGCTTCCGTTTGTTACGAGTCGGGAATTCCAAGTCAATTTTGCTCTGGGTTTAACTTACTAACGGGGGCCCAGCAAGATGCGGCTAATAATATGGCCTTAACATATCTAAACCTATGGCTAGAAAAAAGAGGTGTAGACAAGGTTGATATTCAGGATGCCATGACGGTTAGAACGTCAACTCTTTATTAGGAGTAATTGTGAAAAAATATAACAAAGAATCTGTTTTAGAAGCATCGAGGGCCAGGATAAAAGAAGTTTTTGATGGGTTTGAAAAAATATATGTTTCATTCTCCGGGGGGAAGGATTCAACCGTAATGATTCATCTGGTTTTAGAAGAAGCAAAGAAAAGAGGTGTTAAGGTTGGCGTTTTAATAATCGACCTAGAAGCCCAGTATAAAGAAACAATAGCACACCTAGAAAGAGTAATTGAGTTGTATAAAGAAAACATTGACCTTCATTGGTTTTGTGGAGAGCTTTTACTTAGAAATGCATTAACAAACTTTGAGCCAAGGTGGGTTTGTTGGGATGAAGAAAAAAAAGAAGTGTGGGTAAGAGAAAAGCCAGCCCTGGCATCAGACTTAAGGCAATATGATTTCTATGTGCCAAAAATGGAATTTGAAGAATTGATGCAAATATTTGGCGGGTGGTATGGCCAGGGGAAAAAGACGGCCGCATTCGTAGGAATTCGGGCCGATGAATCACTTAACCGATATTGTGCAATCGCTACTTGGAATAAAGATGGTAGAATGTTTAACAATAGACGATGGTCAACAATGATCGACGATAATGTTTACAATATTTATCCAATTTATGACTGGCGAACAGAAGACATTTGGCGCTTTCACGGTCTTTATCCTGAGCTTCCATATAATAAGATTTACGACAAAATGCAGAAAGCTGGCGTCAAACTAAGTCAGCAAAGATTATGCCAGCCATATGGAGATGACCAGAAAAAGGGATTGTGGCTTTATCACATACTAGAGCCAGATACATGGGGAAAATTAATTGCAAGGGTTAATGGCGCAAACTCTGGAGCTATTTATGTTCAAGAGTCGGGCAACTACACTGGAAATATAAAAGTCAATTTACCTGCTGGCCACACCTGGAAAAGTTTCACTAACACACTACTTCAAACACTCCCTACCCCTATGAGAAAGCATTATCAAAACAGGTTTACTAGGTTTATCTCTGGCTGGAAAAGAAGGGGATATTCAGAAATACCAGATTTTGCTCCACCAGAGCTTGAGGCTAAATGCTGGTGTCCGTCATGGAGAAGAATGGCCAGAACTATTTTAAGAAATGATTACTGGTGCAAGGGGCTAGGTTTTTCTCAGCCAAAGTCGGAAGCCTACGAAAAGTTTAAGGCTATTAAAGCCGCAAAGAAAGCAGGTGTAAAATGAGTGATTACTTATCAATGTCATTAGAGATTAATCGACTCGCTGAAATAATTGCCGAGAAAGATAAAGAAATAGAGCGCCTTAATAAAGTGCTAACAGATATTAATAAAATTAGAACAGCTAAGATCAGAAGCTTGGAAGATATAATTTCTGAAATGGATTGTGATTTATGAGCCAAGAAATAGAATGGGAAAACTCATTTAGATTAAAACTCGCTGACATAAAAGAAATGACCAAAGAAGAGGAAAAGGCAGTTCTTGATTTTCTTGATTCGGTATTTGACGCGCAACTTACAGAGCAAGAATGGATTGCTCTTTATGCTTATAATGAGAAAAGGCGGGGTAAGTGATAACCAAAAAAGATATTGCTTTATGCGTATTTGTTCCGCTATTTGTTACATCCTTGGTTTTTGGCTTGGTTCAAGGTGGGATAGAGAAAAATTGCTTAACTCAATCCATTGCTGCAACGATAAATATACCTTTTCGGCTGGCATGTGAATTTATGAAACCGAGATTCAAATGACTATTAATGAAATAAAAGGCGCACTAAGAGCATCAGACAGAATCTTTGATTTATTAACGGAGATTGGCCTAAATGAAGATTGCGAAAAAACCTTTAATTACTGCGAAAGAGTCAGATCATATCTTTGTTACAAAGAGCGGAGAGCATTGGGACAAGTCGATATTGTTCCACGTAGAACAAAGCGGAAAAATAATAAAAACAGTGAAAAGAAAGCGTGATGCAATGGCTTTTATTGCCTATTTGACAAACCAAGAAAGACAATCATCTAATAAACTATGACTGCCTTCTATGGGTTGTTGTGTGTGGTCGGGGCGCGGGAATGAATCTTGTGCTCCGATTTTAACAAAGTCAATCACTTAAACCGCCACAAATTATGGGCTAACGCTCAGTCTGGTTTTGTCCGATAATACCTTTAAACAAGAGGTATTCATGAGAGCATTAATCTTATTACTTATTTTGGTTGGTTGTAACTCAAAGGGCGGGGGCAATGAAGCGGCACTAGTCGCGCCAGCGCCAAGCATTGTGTCGGATACATACGAGCACATTAATCCGGTTCACTACCAGGGCTCACCAAGTATTCGCTATTCAATAAGCTGCGATGGTCAAACTTGCGACGTTGACGGTTATGCGTGGGTTAAGTCAAGCGCGGCATTGGCGACCGAACCAGACTATTATACGAGTTTTTCCGCAATACTAACACTCGACACTAACACCAATAAATACACCGGACAGATTAATGACGGATGTAATCTCAATTCCTATTTAGAGGTTGATGCAAGCAATCTTTCAAGGTCATGGCTTTATCATAATGGACAAGCGCTCCTGGGATATTATTTCGCCAGCACAACAACCAACAACTCGCTAGACTTTAATATACCAGGAAGCTATGTGTCAGATTGTTGGCACTATGGTAATTACTAAAATTCCCTGCTATAAAAAGCCATGCAAGAAATAGGTTCATGCCGCGCTATCATTAACAAGATACAAACAACCACAGACGGAAGTCTAAGGCTAACGCTTGACCTATTGCCGCAAGATCAACAGATCATAACTAAACTCATTGGGCGGTTCGCTCAGAATGAGAAGGTTTTAGAGGTTGGAATAGTCGCACTAGACCGAGAAGAGCTTAAAAACTTGACATAGCGAAAATAAATCAACACGATAAAACTACTTGAGATAACAGTCATAATTTAATGACCAAGTGATTCAAAAGGTTGTGTTATATAGTATGCCATTCGAGCCAGGTCATAAAAAATTACCAAATTCAGGTCGTAAAAAAGGTCAAGTTAACAAGAATAAGCAAGACTTAAACGCACTTGCTGACTTAATGGGCGTTAACCCTATTGAGATACTTCTAAACTTCGCCAAGGGTGACTGGAAAGCTCTTGGTTACGAGAATAAAGAGCGAGTAATTGGTTACACCAAGCATGGCGACCCGATAACAACCAAGCGCCACCCATTAGGATACTTAGGTTTTTTACCTTTTTCGCCCTCTGGCATCTCGTCAATGTAAAGAGCGTGCATTGATATGTGGTCATCAATAATATTTAACAATAGACCAACATCAGGAGCTTCCATTTTAAGGCGCTCAATGTCCTGTTCTGTGACCTGAGAGGGGTCAACCTGTAGTGCTTGGGCAACAATAATTGCCTTCTGCTCCATATGCCCCTGGATATGCTTTTCATGATCTTCAAACTTAGTTATGTCGGGGTTAACCCCCTGCATAAGCTGCGCTGATTCTTCCGTCAGTTGTATTTGCGTCTCATCGTCCGGGATATCAATTAATGAACCGTCTTTAATCCAACATTCCTCTACAAAACTTAAGTCTTTTGACTCATATCTTGATGAAGCATTGCTTCCTGAGTTCATTCCACTATTACGATCTTCTCGCATTTGTGGTGCTCCAGAGAAAACGTAAACATCTTTCTGGGCTTGACCCATGGCCTCATCGGCTGTCTTGGGGTAGCGCTTCTTTAATTCTTCATTAGACATTGGAACGTCAATCAAGACATAACGCGCTTGGTCTATGTTTTCAGCGGCAGGGTCAACTATAACTTGATTCCAGGCTAGATTCTTGACTGTTACATCACCCTCGCCACGAGACGCGTCAGGGTCAAAGTCAACATACTGCCAACCGTTACCAGTCTTAAGTAGGTCGCGAACTGACTGAACGTCTTTTAAGAAAAGCTCTTGCTCGCGATAAACATGATCTTTCGCAGCCTCTAAAACGACTGCACGATCTTGCCCCTCTTCTTCTGCCTCATCCATTGATAAGATATCTGTTGACGGCATCGGGTCAAGAAGCACGGGAATCTCTGATTCAATAATCTGAAAGATAAAATTCTTGACGCGCCTAGACGGGTCACGTTGCTTGAACTGAACCCCTTGATAGAATTCTTCCTGCTCTTGCCAGTCTTGTTCAAATTGTTTGCGGTATTTCAAACCCTCTTCACGGTAGCGCTCAATCTTTTCGATGATTGTCTCAGGTTTCTTTTCCAAGGAATTTTCCTTTAATTGTGATTGCTAAAATTGTGACTTTATTTAAAACTGATTGTCAAAGGTGGAGTTATGTCAGACCGAAATAAGATGCTATTTAGTTACAGATTCTCAAACGGCGAGGGCCACACAATGACCCCGATTGATGCCCATAGATACGCAACAAGGAAAAACATCAAGATTCTGTCAGGGCCAGGATATATTGAGGGCAGAAGAAAAGAGCCTTATAAAGGCTGGGGATATCACGATACTTTAAAGCGTGTGTTTAAAGGCCCTGGAGATTATCGCGACTTCTTGAGAAGAAACGGATTAATGGAGTGTGGTGACTTATCTGCTCCACAATACACTGCGCCCCGCGCTCCATATTGGACAGACGAGACAATCAAGATGGCCATTGATCATGGAATTGAAATAGGGTCAGTCCTTGCGGAAGCCCTTAAGTCTGGAAAGCTTGACTTCCCGGATGGTACTGGCGAATCCCTTGACAGCGAAATAGGCGCATAAAACCAGAGTAATTAGCCTAATCAAGCTCATCCCATGGATGACTCGTGGTGAATGACATTTTCTCGGCTTTGACTGGGACATAGGCTTTATGTTTGTAGCCAAGGGCCACTATAAGCGCCTTAATGTTTTTTCCTATAAAGAATCCAAAGACAGTGCAAAGAAAACATAAAAGAATAAGCCCCATAATCCACCCCTTAGACGTTACGCCTCTTGTCATAATACTTTAGCTTTTCTGCGAGTGTCATCTTTGTTATGTCTTTGGGCGCAACAGAATGAGGGACGTATGCCTTATGGATTGATGCGCCAACCTGCTTAAGGGCCTGCAGAGCTATTGCAAGAGCTGCCACCCTATCTTTTGAGTTTATACTTACGTTTCCATCATCTTCAACCACGAGGGTCAACATCTCCCTTAGTGCCTGGTCACAGTTTACTGTTATTGAATTATCACGAACCGCGCCGACTAATTCATCAAGCATTTGGGCCTTAGACTTAGCGTTGGTTAACCATCCAACCTTGTCGTTGATATCTTTCCCTAGTTCGTCTCTGATTTCTTGGCGGTATATCCAAAAATAACCAAGGTTTTTAATCGCGGCTAACGTGGCGTGTCCATGATTATTTTTTTCGGGTGCCAACAGGGCATTGTTATAGAACTTGCCCAATCGAACCAATAGCGAACCAAATAAGTCAGGGTCAATATGCCCGTGATAACTTGCCACTACTTCCATTTTTTTATTCAAGACATACGCAGCAGAGAAGTCACCACCCTCTAATCCCTCGGCTATGTCTGCACCGATCGCATAAACCTCATTAGCCTGCGGCTTCTGCCATATGGTTATGTTGCCCCTGTCGTCGTCTACAAATGAAGCAGCGTCGAATCTCCCGCGCGTGGAGTGGGTATTTCTGGCCCTATTGATTAGTTCGTGAATCTTGTCAGCACTAAACACCGGGCGACCCGATGAAATAAAGGCAACCTCTGGGCTATCGGGATATTCTTGACCCCATTGATCTTCGGGCGAAACAAGAGCAGAACCCATTTCTGAGGCTACCTTATAGCGCCTAAACATTATCTTCGCGGGCGTGTATTTGGGATATCTTTTAATTAAGTCTTTCTCGTGATCTGTTAGCTTAAAATCTCTAGGAACCGGAAGCTCATACTCGGGATTATCCTTCCAATCAAAGAAAAGAAAATCAAACGACTTGTCACCATCCAGGGCTTTCATGCAGCGATTATAAAATTCTTCGCCCTTGCCACTGACTCCGTTAGCCGTTGATTCAATAATGATTGAGGTATTCCCTAATAATGGAACCGATTGAAAGAGACCCGTTGCAAGCGTTGACGCATTCTGCCAGTAGGCGAATTCAGAGGCATGAAGGTATTGAATTGTCTTTGATCGACCAGCGGCTAGATTTCCTGCGGTAGAGATGCTTATCTTTGAATTAAGGCCATTGTCCTGGGTTTGATCGGGGTTATTAAATAGCAATGCCTTCTCGTTTGAATAGCGCTTCATTGGTCTAATAGCTTCGGGAGACCATGCGAAATAACTTTTACACTTCTCAAAGATACCGGACGAGTTTTCGTCACTGTCAGCAATCACCATTGAGCTTTTATCAAATTGAGTAGCTGTTCTGTGATAAATATAAGACGAGCCCCACGTTGTCGCACCGATCTGTCGGCACTTTAACACAAGAACACGCCAGGGCTTGTTTCTGTTTTGATCGGCTAATTGATTGAGCTTTTGCTGATATACGTTTGGAGTGAATTGCCTGCGAAGGCCTGACTTATCCACCAATTGAAGAAATCGCGTTTGATAATCGCCTAAATTATGAAGCTCCACCTAAGCCCCAATTATTTAAGTATCATCTTCTTTATCATCCTCGTCGGATTCAAACATGGCAAGAGCGCGCTTGCGCTTCTTTTTAAGCTCTTCCATTTCTGATTTTTCATCATTCTTGGCGAACTCTTCGCGAGCCTTATCCTTGCCATATTTAAACGCAAAAGAGACTTGTTGTAGAAAGTTTTTCTTTTCCATTATTTACTCGATGTAGAATGAATTGACTTCATCAGC